GACAAGAAGCTCCCGCAGCGCCAGTGGGACGAGATGAAGAAGGGCATGGTCGAACTCGTCGACTTCGACCTCTCCGGTGAAGAGAGCATCGGCCAGAGCCCGGGTAACACAGTCGAGAAGCGCATCCGTGGCCGCGAAGAGGTGAAGGAGGACGGCATCACCACGGGCATCGCGGAACTCGATCGCCTCATGGTGCGTGGCGGCCTCACCCCGAAGCAGCTTGGCACGTGCATCGCGCCCACCGGTCGAGGCAAGTGCCTCGGGAAGGGGACTCCTGTCCTCATGTCTGACGGGACCATCAAGCCCGTAGAGAAGGTGCGACTCGGGGACTTCCTCATGGGGCCGGACTCGCGGCCACGTCGTGTGCACTCTCTTGCGAGAGGCCGCGCTCCGCTGTTCTGCATCGAGCCAGCGAAGGGGGACCCGTGGGTCTGCAACGACGTTCACGTGCTTACGCTCGTGCATACACAGACGGGTGAAATCGTCGACGTCCCGCTTAACGAGTACCTCACGTGGAGCAAGACGCAGAAGCACCTCCATAAGCAGTTCGGAGTGGGCGTGAACTTCTGGTCTCACGGTGACGTTCGCGCGGTGAGCCCTTATTTCCTCGGAGTGTGGTTCGGCGACGGTGCCAAAAGGACTGATGTCGTTCGAGTCACGACCGCAGACCGGGAGGTCGTGGTGGCTTTGGAGGAGGAAGCCTCCGCTTGGGGGCTCAAGGTCACCGAGTACCCGGACCTTCGGACGAAGAACGTCTCGACCTACGGGGTTGTTGGCCGACAGGGTGTCCGTAACAAGCTCGGGTGCGAGCTTGCGGCACTTGTGGGTAGCGACTTCACCGTCCCCCCTGACTACCTCACCGCGCCAGAGAAGGACCGACTGGAGTTCCTCGCCGGGTGGCTCGACACCGATGGTGCGCTCCACTACGGCGGGTTCGACTTTTGTCAGAAGCGGAAGGACTACGTCGACGCTGTTGCCTTCCTTGCCCGCTCGCTCGGCTTCAAGGTTGTTACTCGTGCGCCACGAGTGGTGAAGGGCGAGACGTACCACCGCATCGGTATCGCCGGAGACTGCTCTCGTATCCCGACGCGACTCCCTCACAAGCAAGCCGACCGTCGTCGGCAGGCGAAGGACGCGTTGCGCACGGGCTTCAGGGTGACGCCACTCGGCGAGGGTGACTACTACGGGTTCACCCTCGACGGTGATGGTCGCTTCCTCCTCGGAGACTTCACCGTCACCCACAACACGAATTTCCTCATCAACTGCGCCGCCGAGGCTGTGCTCGAAGGCGTGCCGACGCTCTACATCACGCTCGAACTCGACGAGGACACCATCCTCACGCGCATGGACGCGCGCTTCACGGGTGTGCCCATCAAGCACCTTCGCTCGAACGTCGACGAGGTGAGGCAGGCGTGGCGCAAGGTGAAGAAGCGGGTGACGAAGAACCTCGTGGTGAAGGAGATGCCACCGGGCACCACCACCGTCGCCCACATTAAGCAACACATCCGGAGGCTGGAGCGGCGCGGCTTCTATCCGAAGATGCTCGTCATCGACTACGCGGACTTGCTCAAGCCGCGCATCGAGTTCGCTGACTCCAGCTACGAGACGCAAGGCCAAGTCTACCTCGACATCCTCGGGCTCCTCGCCGAGATGAAGATGGTCGGGTGGACGGCGACGCAGGGTAACCGCAAGTCGATGGACGCTGACGCGAACGGTGACGTCGACCTCTCGATGATGGCGGACTCGGTGAAGAAGGCCTTCCTCGCCTACGTCGTCGTCGGCATCGCGCAGTCCGAGAAGGAGAAGAAGCTCAAGAAGGCTCGGCTCGCGCTCCTCAAGAACCGCAACGGCCCGGCTGACCGGCACATCAAGCTCTCAGTCGAGCACGACATCGTGACCTTCCGGAGCCTCAAGTGAAGGTCGACTTGAAGCCGTGGCTCAAGCTTCGCTTCAACGGTCGACTGGAAGAGCATGGTAGCGAGTGGGCCTCTCGATTCTGGTCCAAGGTGAGGCTCGACTCTCGCTCTCGCTGTTGGCTTTGGACTGCGGCCGTGACCAAGGGGGGCTACGGGAAGTTCAGCGTTCGAAGGTCCACGTGGGCCTTTGCCCACCGTGTTTCGTGGTCGCTGGCTCGGGGCCCCGTCAAGAAGGGCCTCTTCGTTTGCCACAAGTGCGACAACCCGAGTTGCGTTCGGCCTACTCACCTTTTCCTCGGCACGCAGCGCGACAATCTGAGAGACATGTCGGCCAAAGGCCGGTCGAGCGCACCTGCCCGAAAGCTCTCCGACGGCGAGGTCAGGCTCATTCGTCGACTCATCACTGCAACACGACCGAAGGTTAATCGAGACGACTTGGCGCACCTCTACTCCGTCGACCGCAGAACCATCGATCGAATCGCAAGAGGGGACACGTGGCGTCATGTCTAAGGTAGATCTACGGCCTTGGTTGAGACTCCGGTTCCACGGTCGGCTTGAAGAGCACTCTTCGGAATTCGCCATCCCGTGCCCCGACTGCGACGACGGACGCGTGAAGGAGTTCCGGCTCTGGTACAACGTCGAGCGCAACCTCGGTGTCTGCTACCGGTGCCATCGGTCGTTCAACGCGTCGACGCTCATCCGGGAGGTCGACGGGCTCACCCGCTTGCAGACGCTCCAAGCCTTGCAGGACCTCGCGGGCGGCGTCGGGGTCTCGATGGAGAACCTCCGCGAGAAGGTCGAACAGTTCTTCTACGCTGACGCCGTGGAGGACGTGAAGCTCGAACGACTCCCGGTGATGGCGATGCCGGAGGGCTTCGTGCGGGCAGCGCGCATCGCGCCGTCGGCGTGGCCTCGCTACCTCAAGGAGCGCATCCCGCGCGAGACGGCGCTCTTCCACCGGCTCGGGTGGTGCACTCGCGGCTACTACCGGGACCGCCTCATCGTGCCGGTCGTGCTGCACGGCGACGTGGTCACGTTCGTCGCTCGTGACATGACGGGCAAGGCGGCGAAGAAGGTCCTCTACCCGAAGGGCTCGAAGACCAGCCGCATCCTCTTCAACTACGACGTCGCGCGGAAGCACAAGAGCGTCGTGCTGGTGGAGAGCGTCTTCGACTCGATGCACGTCGGGCCGAACGCCATGGCCATCTTCGGCACGCACCTCTCCGATCACCAAGTCGAACTGATCCACGCGTCGCAGGCTCGTGAGGTCGTTTTGCTCTTCGACGGCGACGACGCTGGCCGGGCCGGTGCCGACGTTGCCGCGAAACGTCTCGGTTCCTCCGTTGCGGTCCGCGTTGCTACCCTTCCCGATGGGAAGGATCCGGACGACCTCCCGGGAGGTCGCCTAGCGCGACTCATCCGGAGTGCCTCCGGGAGTGACCTCCGTTCCTACGTGCGCCGTTCCCTCGGGCACTAGGAGGCACGCCCGCTAACCCAAGGGAAAAGGCCTCGAAAATGCCCGGAAATGCCCCGGAATACCCTCTAGAGGCCCGCTAAGTCGTTGATGTTAGCCGCCTTTTCTCGAAATTCTTTGGGGGGATATTACCTAGTGTCGAGAGGGAACGGTCGACCTCCCGACGCTAACCTAGACCGATTCGAAAGAAGGCGTAGCACCATGGCGAACAAACCCGGTTTCTTGAAGCGCGCATTCAAGACGACGACCGATGGCGTGAAGTTCTACCGCTGGAGCCGCAACGGTTTTCGCGGAGGCATCGCCTTCCGAGGCCCTCCCTACATGCCGGTGTGGAAGGCGATCTCCGCCGACGGTCGCGAGTTCAAGCTCTACCGCCACCTCCTCTCGCCGCGCCAAGTCGTGCTGGAGACGACGCGCCGTGCGAAGGGCCGGTGGGAGGTGAAGTCCACCACGCAAGCGGTGGCGGCGGTGACGAAGGCGGTGCGGTCATGAGCGCGGCCAAGCTCGCGAGGATCTCCGCCTCGGCGAAGAAGGCGGTCAAGGAGTCGTTCCCGCAGTACCTCCGCCGCGTCGGGGCGGACTACGCGGAGTCCGGTGCCGAGTTCACGGCGGAGGACTACCGCAACGCCGCGAAGCGGATCGAGGACCTTGAGTTCGAACTCGCCCTCGCTAACTCGAAGCTGGCCGCCCAGAAGGCCAAGGGTGACGTGGTGAGCATCGCCCACCACGTCCCGATGGGCTGGGAGGACGCTAAGCAGTTCGTCCGCGAGTCCATGGCTCGCGGCGAAGGCTTCAACGCGACCCTCCACGCACTCAACCTCCAGAGCCGTCTCCCATTCCGCAGCACCGAGGTGCGGGTCATGTGGAGCCGGGTGAAAGAGGAACTCACGAAGGCGGGTGGCCGATGAGCACCGAGAAGCGCCGGGTGCCGTACGGCGAGGGTCGGATGCGCACCGAGGTGAAGTGCTGTGGCGCGTGGCTCCTCTGCGCCGGGTTCACGAACACGTGCTCCTCGTGCGGGACCGACTTCAACATGAGCGGCCAGATGCTCGCTCCCCGCGAGCAGTGGGGCGAGGAGACCGGGGAGTCGGTTTCCGACATCCTCTCGGCCGACTTCGACGGGGAGTGACGAACACCGCATGACCGACACCCCGGAGCGGACCTCCGGGGCTTCGTAGAGGCGCAACGCTCGCCGCCTCTATACGACCCTCAGCGAGCACAACCAACGGGAAGCAACGACCATGACGACCAAGACCAACACCGCGAAGAAGATCACCGCCAACGCCGCCGACGAGAAGAAGGCGAAGGCGCTCTCGCTGTCCGCCAAGCTGAAGGCGCTCATCGAGAAGAACAAGGCGGCCGACAAGGCCGAAGCGCCGAAGAAGGGCCCGAAGAAGGGGGACGTGGTGGAGCACGCCCTCAGCTCGAAGAAGGACGAGAAGGGGAAGGTCCTCGACTTGAAGGCAAAGCTGAAGGCGAAGGCGGCCTCCAAGCCGCAACCCCGCACGTCCGTCCTCAAGGACAAGAAGGAGCGCGCGAAGTGCCACGCGGTCGGCATCGACGCCGTCATCGGCAACGGTGACAGCGAGGGGATGTTCGTCACCGTGGTCGGCGACTCCGTCACGGAGTTGTTCTGGGAGGATCGCGCCGACGCCATCGCATGCGCTCTCGACCTCGCGGAGCACGTCCGCGCCATGGTGAAGAAGATGGCCGAGCGCGACGCCGACTAACCCACACAGGTTAGCGCCCTGACCGGCGGTGTGAAGTGCCGGTCACCATGCAGCACCGACGAGCGGCGGCATCCGCTCGATTAACCCACAAGGAAGCACCATGACGACCATGACCATGAAGGAAGCCGCACAGACCGCCCTCGACGTCCAAAACGCCTGCAACCTCCAAGCGGTCCTCGCCGCTTGGGCGAGGTGCCAACCCACCATCCGAGACGCCCAGTTCTCGCCGAGCGGCATCGAGCACAACGTCGGCGGCACGGCGCGCCGCCACCCCGTGAACGTCATGTTCCTCGCGAAGGTCGCGAGCATGATGGTCGTCGCCACGGACTGCCTCGGGGGCGTCTACGAGGACGCTACCATCGACTCCGGCAAGGACCTCTTCCGCGAGGCCTACGCCGAGTGCCAGCGACTGGCCACCGCCCGGGAGGGTGCCGTGGTCGAGGGGGTGCGGTCATGAAGGCCAAGACCATGGCGAACGTCATCGAGGCCTTCATCGCGGGCCAGTTGGCGTACACGGCTAACCTCTTGTCGACACCCCTTCCGGGGGTGCTCTCGGGGGCGACGCTCACAAGCTACACGACCCCGGTGGCGAGGAAGTTCATGACCAGCATCGGCGAGGGCGCGGCCTACAAGAGCCTCCGGCTCTTCTTCTTCGTCAACAAGACGTACTCCAACACGACGGCGCGTCAGATGGCCGCTGCACGCCGGGCCGTCGACTCGCTCAAGCTCCTCGGTCACTTCGTCCTCTACGTGGTCGACGTCGACACGCTCCCGGAGACCGTCGAAGAAGCCCTCGTGCTCATCGACAAGACCGCCGCGCAGCCCCGCGAGTTCAACCCCGGCACCCGGGTGTCGCAATGAGCGCCGACGTCATCGCGAAGGCCGTCATCGCGGCGTACCTCAAGACCCTCATCTGGAGCGAGACGCTGTCGCTCCCCGAGGGCGTCAAGACGCTCACGTGGGAGGGCTCCGAGTACGAAGAGGGGACGAGCCTTCAAGACCTCCTCTCCCCGGAGGACCTCCCCGCCATCATCCACGCCAGCGCTGAAGAGGACCTCCGGTCGTTCGCGAACTCGTGCATCGAGGAGTTCGGTCTCGACCCGTTCGAATGGTTCGACGCTAACCAAGTCGCCCACGACTTCGCGCTGTCCCGTAACGGGCACGGCGCGGGCTTCTTCGACGACCCGTACACCGTCGTCACGAAGGGCCCCGGTGGCTCCACGAAGACCGTGGACCTCGGGAAGCGGTTGCAGGCGTGTGCGAAGTACGAAGGCACCAACGGGCTCACCGTGTGGGTCGAAGGCGAAGGCGAAGACGCTACCCTGAAGGTGGAGGAGCACTCATGAACTCGCCGATGCGTGGCATCCTCGAACGTGCGCAAGGTCGGGCGCGGTCCTTCCTCGCGGAGCAAGCGAGCGTCGTCAACCTCGCCGCCATCATCGAGGAGGAAGAGCGGCTCTGTGCTGCCCGGGTGGAGTCGCGCATCCGGCCGCTCCTCGTGAAGGAGTTCCGCCGTGTCGCCCGGCGCTACAGGGTGAAGGAGGTCCTCTTCGGGAACGGCACCTGCCTCATCGTGCGCGAGACGGAGCAACACCTCCCGAACGAGCTTAACGACACACTCCCGCTTGGCTTGAAGCGGCTCGCAGCCATGTGCGACGCCGTGGCCTACTCATACCCCACCGATGATCTCACCGAGAAAGACCTCCATGACTAACCCAACTGTCATCCACGTCCGCGAAGAAGCCCTCGCCCGCAACGCTGCCCGGTACGGCGACCCGGTGTGGCGGAGAGACGGCACCCGCGTGGTGCTTCACCTCACCCAACCGCTCTACCACGCGGACGGGAGGCACTACGCCAACGCCTTCGTCGAGGTGACCGGTCGTCGCACCTTCGGTCGGCTGGTCGAGTTCGGCATCGGCGACAACCTCGAAGTGTCCCTCCGCTCTGAAGACGTCGAGACCGGCCGTCACAACTTCTCTCGCGTCTCTGCCGCCGACGTCGCGTACCTCCGCCAGTCGGCGACGTACCTCGTCGAAGAACTCGCCCGGCTATGCCGGTGCGGCAAGCTCCCGACCCATTGCGATTGTTGCCCGACGTGCCATGGGTCCGGGTTCTCGCGCCTCACCCCTTCCCTCGTGGAGTGCCTCCCGTGCCACGGGAAAGGCTACCGGGAAGGGCCTCAAAAGGGGCCCCGGGAAGGCCTCTAGACGCCCCGTAGAGCCGTTTTCGGCCTCAAACCCCTATCCGAGGCCCTCCCGAGGCCTCAAAACGTCCCCTAGGGGCCCCAAAAGGGCCCCATTGACCGACGTCGGGCGGCTTCCCGACGCTAACCATGAAAGGCCTCACCCCATGCCTCATACCCTCATCAAGGTCGTTGCCGGAGTCCCCGAAGTCATCACGCTGGAGCCGGACGCAATCGGCACGCTTCAGGACGGCGTCGACGGGTACGTCGAGACGGTCCGCACCGACGATCCGAACGTCATCGTCTACGCGAACGAGGAAGGCGCGCTGTACGGCCTCCCGAAGTCCCCTAACCTCATCTCATCGAGTCCGCCGTATTGGTTCGGCACCTACTTCATCTGCAAGGTGAGCCGCTCGTCGGAGGACATGTTCGGCTCGTTCACGACGAAGGAGGTCATGGCGATCCTCAAGAAGTTCGAGACGCCCGACATCCGCCGCAGCAAGCGCGACGCGGTGCGCCGATGAGGTGCCTCCGATGCGGCGGGCCCTTGGGCTACCTCGAAGAGCCGGAGGGCCTGTGCTCGAATGGTGACGATGGCCACGGCCAGCACGGGTGCTTCCTCGTGTTCCTCCACACCCTCGACACGCTCAAGCTGAACCCACCGCGAAGAATCGTGGACGGCTCGGGCTCCGAGCAAGAACGCGCGTGGTGGCGCGCGGCGTACCAGCGCATCGCTCGCGAGGGCCACGTCACCCTCGGGGTTCTCGCGCTCTTCGTCGCGCTCGTCTTCACCGGGTGCGGTCCGCCGCTGCCGGTGCAGTGCCGGACGACGTGCGGGACGCTCATCGTCGGCGAGCCCGTGGCGTGCGCTGACTACCAGCGCACGGAAGACGAACTCCTCGCCCGCATCGTCGGGAACCTCCCGAACGCGTGCAAGGAGTGGAACGGCCTCACCGCCGTCTCACTCCCGGGCCGGACCTCGCTGATGCGCAACACCGACCCCGAGGACCCGAACTACGGGAAGGAGGTTAGCGTCGAGGGGTGGAGCGACTGCGCCTACCGGACGCTGTACTTCCACTCCGGCTTCCCGAAGTTCTGGCGAACGGCCTACCCGCACGAACTCATCCACGTCGCGCAGCGGTGCGACGCACCGAAGCCCGTCGACGAGAAGAGGACACCCGCCCACGCCGATTGGACCCGGCACGGCTATGCACAAGCACTCAGCGACGTGGAACTCGTTTTCCTGAAAGAGGAGGCCTCACGATGACCGCCACCGACGACATGGTGCAGATGTTCAACATCCTCGCCGGGACGGAAGAGCCGGAGAAGGAGGTGACACCCGATCAGGCGAAGGCGATCTTCGAGGCAATCTCTCGCCTCAAGAAGAACTACGAGGAGCAGGGCCGCACGATGGCGGAACTGGAGCACACCATCGCTGTGAAGGTCGGGACGGAGCGCGAAGTCTACATGCCGAGGTGGGAGCGCTCCCGGAGTGAAGGCGCAGCCCACCGTTGCCAACGGTGTGGGGCAGACTTCAACGACGGGTACGCCCACAGGGTCGTCGAGTTCGACGGCCGGTGGTGGCACAAGCGAAACTGCCAAGGGAAGGCGGGCTAACCATGAGCCGAGTCATCGAAGTTAGCATCAAGGGATTCACCCGGCTCGTGACCGACCGCCTCTTCTTCCCCACGGCCGCGACGAAGGCATCAGCGATCAGCGAGTGGGCTGACCGCTTCCTTCACCTCTACGCCTTCCCGGGCGAGCCGCTTCACCCGGCGGAGTTGGAAGAGGCGATTCAGGACTGCCTCGACGCCGTCATTACCATCCGCCGCATGTCGCGGCGGGAACTCGCAGGCTTCAGTGGAGGCACCACGTGAGCTACATCGTGACGATTCGTACGCAGAAGCCGAGACCCACGGACAGCAAGCTGCGGTGGGAGGTCCTCCGCCGCGTCGACGCGCCGTCCTTGGAGGAGGCGGTGTCGCAAGCCTTCTCCGCCCTCCGCGCCGCCGACTGCTCGGTGACCATCACCAAGCGTCGACCTTCGCCCACGAGTGTCTCTGTGGGTTCACCTGCGGTGAACCATGCGTGAAGGATGGATTGCCGCTGCTCAACGGAAGCGGCGGGAGAAGACGAACAAGCTCAGAAGGAGGCACGTGCAGAACTACCTCGAAGGGTTCTTGGGGTTCTGCCCGCTGTGCTCGAAGCCGGTCGTGGGGCGCATGCAATCGCATGCGTGTTTCGTGGTTAGCAAACGCAGGTTGTGGATCCTCGAAAGGGAGATGGACATGATGGTCGTGACGAGTGGAAGCGGGAAGCAATACGAGACGGAGTGCACGGGCTGGACGCGGCGCTTCGTTCGAGGCGACGAGGTGTACACGAAGACGATGGCAGACGGGACGCCAGTCCTGCTCTCGCGCATCGAGGCCGGGCAGAGGGGCGTCGTGATGGAGCGGCACGTCGAGGACAAGACGCTCGCTCTGCCCTCGGCTGGTCCGACGGTGGTGCCGCCGAAGGACACGGGAGTGCGCGGCTCCTCCATCATCAAGAAGCCGTCGGGCAAGGTGAAGGAGGTCGACCTCACCAGTTGGGCCGACGAACTCTCGAAGGGCGCGAGCCACTTCGCGGAGAAGTGGACTAAGCAGAACGAACTGAGACGGCAGCACGTGGCGAAGTACAAGTAACCCCTCACCAACGGAACCAACCGATATGTCCAACAACAAGATCACCTGTGCGATTTGCGGTAAGTGGAGCGGCCACGTCATCGTGGGCCACCTCAAGGAAGCCCACCCCAAGGTCGACCTCTACGACTACATGCAGGAGCACGACGCTCCGATGGCGTCGCCGCTCGGCTTCAAGCACATCGAGGCCGCGCGCGCCTCGATGCCGGTGGTGCGGGAGCGGGAGGCGAAGAACATCGCTACCCTCTTCGACTTGCCCCCGGAGAAGGACGAGGCTGCGAACCGGAACCGGCGCTTCGTCAACCGAACCGTGTCGTGCTTCGCCGAGGCGAATCCCTTCGTCCCCGAGGTCGACAAGAACTACCAGTTCCCCGAGCAGCCGCTCAAGAAGCTCCTCATGGCGCTCGCGCTTCCCGAGCGGAACCGCGTGTGGCTCCACGGCTACTCCGGCACCGGCAAAACGCAGTTGGTTACGCAAGTCTGCGCGCGGTTGAACTACGGGCTCATCCGCATCAACGCGGACTCGTCCATCTCCCGACGCCAACTGGTCGGTGACTGGGTGGTGCGCGGCGGTGAGACGGTGTTCCAGTACGGCGTGATGGTGGAGGCGATGCGCCGTGGGTACGTCTTCCTCATCGACGAGATCGACCACTTCGCGCCGCCTACGTTGGCGACGCTCCGTGGCGTCCTCGAAGACCCGTCGCAGCTCATCATCTTGGAGAACGGCGGTGAGGTCATCAAGGCTCACCCAGACTTCCGAGTGGTGGCGACGGCGAACACGGCTGGTGCCGGTGACGAGTCGGGTCTCTTCGTCACGTCCCGGGCGCTCTCGCTCGCCGACCGCCAACGCTTCTCGGTCTGGGTGAAGGTCGACTACCTGCCCCCTGCGGCGGAGGCGGCCATGCTCACCAAGCGCTTCCCTCGGCTCAAGAAGGTCGAGTTGCAGCGCTTCCACCAAGTCGTCCGCGCCATCCGCGAGGGCCACGCGCGTGGTGAGTTCGAGGAGTCGTTCTCGCCCCGTGAGTTGATCAACTGGGTGGAGAAGTTCTTCTTGGTCGGCGACGCCGCCGCCGCCGCCGAGATGTGCTTCCTCGACCGCTACCAGAGTCCGGCGGTGCAGTCGGCCGTGAGTGAGTTGGTGCGCGCCGCGTTCGACCAGACGAAGCCGCCGAGCGACATCCCCGGGCTGGAGGACGTATGAACCGCGCCGAGCTTGACGAGAAGTACCCCATCGACCTGCGGAAGCGGCACGTTCGACTCACCTACCGGGTGGGGAAGTCGAACAAGTTCTACGAGGCGCTCCTCACCGCTGTCGACCGCTTCGCGACGGCCCTTCCCACCGGCTTGGAGAAGTGGGCGGTCGTCTTTCGGTGGGGCCGCGTGTCGGCTGACGGCGAGACGCAGGAGGAGTTTTTCAACAACCTCGTTGACGCGACGAAGGCCTTCGACGCCAAGGTGAAGTCGAAGACGGCCAAGGGCTACGTGGTGCAGTGGTACAAGCCTAACGGCAAGGACACCGACGACGAGCGCACCGTCGAAGAGGACGCTGCGCCGACGAAGAAGCACTTCGAGCCCTCGAAGAGCGACGAGAAGTACGACGACCTCCAACAGAAGCGAAAGGACGAAGCCCCATGGTAACCAAACGCAAGCGCCCCTCCGACGCCCACGCAGGGCACCAAGCCGGACTCGACTTCTTCCGAGAGCACGTCGAGCACGTCGAGGTGTCGGACGACGTCGATCGGTACATCACGCGGGGCAAGCAGGCTCCGCAAGTCGAGTTCAGTGGAGAGCACTGCCGGAACTGCCCTCACCCGATCAAGGGCCTCCACCACTACAAGACAGGCAAGTGCAAGCTGTGCCGGTGCGAGGGACCTAACAGCGACGTCACTGGCGGCTACGCCTCGGCGCTCGCCGCGTCGGCTCCTCCGGAGAAGAAGAAGGCGCGGGCGAAGAAGCCGAAGCCCGAGCCGTTGCCTAACATCAACACCGACTTCGGTGCAGCGCTGTCGCGTGACTTCAAGCGGCTTACGAAAGGGAAGAAGCGATGAGTAACCTCAAAGTCGAAGCGAACGGACTCAACCGAGCAGTGCACGAGATGAAGCGCGCCCTCGACATCGTTGCTCGCCTCTTGAGCAACAAGGGGGTGCGAGTCATCTTCAAGGGCACGAGATGCTACACGGACCACAAGATCATCTGCCTCCCGGAGTTGAGCCTTCTCGAACGCAAGGGGATGACTCCGGCTGAGGTGAAGGAGGCGCAGCACTTCCTCGAAGCGGTGCGTGGCTACCTCTTCCACGAGGTCGCGCACATCCTCTACACCGACCAGAAGGTGTGGAACGAAGCGTGCCTGAAGCACGGCAAGTTCTTCCACTCGGTGTTGAACCTCGTCGAGGATCCACGCATCGAGCAGAAGATGACCAAGCTCTGGCGCGGGTCCGGGGCTGCGGTGATGCACACCGTCGGATGGGTCCTTCCCGGCTTGAAGGCGAAGATGAAGGGTGGCTCCCTCGTGGGCCGCTTCCTCACCGCGTTCTGCTACGTCACCCGGCTCGGAACGGACAGCCCGTTCTTCAAGCAACTCGATGCCGACGTGAAGGTGCTCTTCGGCCGGTTTCTCCCGGAACTCCGCCGAGCCCGCGCCCTCGACAGCACCGCTGACTCGGTCCAGCTTGCCCTCGACCTCATCGAGAAGCTCAAGCTCGCCGCGCCTCCGCCGAAGAAGAAGGAGGAGGAGAAGCCCAAGAAGCAGAAGCCCGTCTTCACAGCCGGTGAGGGCGACGAGGGGGAAGCCGAAGAGTCCGAAGAGTCCGAAGGTGAGGGCGACGAGGACGACGGTGAGGCTGGAGGGGCCGAGCCCGAGGATGAGGAGGCGGACGAAGACGAAGAAGGTGACGCCGAGTCCGAAGCCGAGGCTGAGGAGGATGAAGGCGACGAAGGCGAGGAGGAAGACGAGGCCGAGGCCGAGGAGGACGAAGAACCCGGGGACGAGGAGGACGCCGATGAGGCTGCCGCCAAGGCCAAGGCCGAGATGGATGACACGGCCGCCATCGAAGAGGAGATCGCCAAGGCCGACGCGGCTACGCTCCTCGGCCAGTACCTCGAACCCAACGTGGCAACGGCCGGGGATAAGTACCTCATCTTCACCACGGAGTTCGACGACTACTCCGTGCCCCCGTCTTGCCCACCCACCGAGTACGCAGCGCTCATCGCGAAAGCACGCGGCGCGTTCGGCATCGTGAAGCGGAACCTCTCCAACGCGCTCCGCTCCCGGGCCGACACGCTCTCGGTGCACGAGCTAGAGGAGGGCGACCTCGACACCGGGGCGCTCTACCGACTGGCCTCGGGCGTGAGCAACAAGGTGTTCATGGAGTCGCACGAGCAACTCGATACCAGCGTGGCCGTCGCCATTCTGGTTAACGAGTCGGGCTCCATGGGGGACACGGCGGGCAAGTTCACCCGCATCGAGCTTGCCAAGGTGACCTGCGCCCTCCTCGGTGAGGTCCTCGACTCGCTCGCCATCCCGTTCGCCATCTACGGCCACACGACGGGGTCCGATTGTAGCCGAGCGTACTGCCAAGCCCAGCCGACGGACCTCCAAGTCTACGCACGGTGGGGACCGACGGTGGTGCGGCCCTACAAGTCGTTCGACGAGAGCTTCCACTCCGCGAAGCTGAGGCTCCCGGGGTTGTGCCCTCACTACAATACGCATGACGGCGAGGCGCTCCTCCACGCGGGGACGGCGTTGATGGCGGTGAAGGGTGTGCAGCGACGCATCCTCATTACCATCGACGACGGTGAGCCGTACCCGTGCATCGCCCCGAACGTCTACAACATGCAGGGCAGGCACATCGCCTACCTCCACGAGGTGGTGAAGAGCCTGACCGCAGCGAAGGTCGAGGTGCTCGGCATGGGCATGGGGACGTCCTCCGTCACCCGCTACTACCCGGCGAGCGTTGTGGTTAACGACATGGCGACGTTCCCGACTGTCGCCTTGACCGAGATGAAGAAGTTGCTCACAAAGAAAAGTTGACACACGTAGTTCAACCCAAGTAGCACTTGAAGTTCCAACCCGACCAAGGAGTGGCAACGTGGAAACCGTGGACAAGCTGAACCTGAAGAGCCTGCGCATCATGGCGGACAAGATGGGCGTCGCGTGGTCCAAGAAGGACGACGAGGCGGTCCTCCGCAAGAAGGTGGCTAAGCAACGCGACGCAGCCGAGTCGACCGCGACGGCGAAGGGTGGCACCGCCTTCGACACGACGAAGCGAGCGCCGTTCACCATCATCACCGACCCGCGCACGAAGAAGCCGGTGCGCGACCCGGCTGGGTGCTTCGGCTACTTCTTCCTCGACACGCCCGCGTCGAAGGAGGACGTCGATTGCAAGGCCCAGTGCCCACACTGGAAGCCGTGCAAGGTGTTGAGCAAGGACGCCGCCAAGGTCCTCGACATGGCGGTGGCCGTCGAGGAGGAGTCGAACGCCAAGGAGGAGGCCGCCGAGGTTGACGACGACGACCTCAAGATGGCGGAGGCTGCGAAGGGCAAGGGCAAGAAGGCCAAGAAGGAGGAGGCGAAGAGCATCCTCACCGAAGAGAAGCGCGTCGGAGTCATCGAACTCGACACGATGCTCAAGGTGGAGTTCGACCTCGACTACGCACTGGCCATCGACGACGACGACCTCCGGAAGTTCTACAAGCGGGTCGCCAAGAAGATCGGCGAGGGCGAGCAAGTGAGCGCTGAGGACTTGACGCTCATCTTCTGCGAGACCCAAGGCCTCGACGACCCGGAACCCGTCATCAACGAGTTCATCCCGCAGATGGTCGGCAACGAGGAGTTCTCCGTTGTCGGCTAAGCAGAAGCGCCACTCGTGGAGCGCGCTCGTGAGCCCTGACGCGCACCTCGATGCGGTGAACGCACCGCCACGGCCGACACTCGCCGTGACGGGTGGCGTCGAGTGCTGCTCGAACTGCGACTGGTACCGGATCCCCGTGAAGGGGCTCCGGGGCGGGCAGGACTTCATGTTCTGGTCGCCGACACTTGGGGCGAACGACGGCAAGCCACACTGGGCCGCCTACTACACGTCGGCTCGGCCGAAGTGTGGTGAGGCGAAGCGCCGCCTGACGCTCGCCGAGCTTGGCTACAAGTAGACCGAGTCTCCGGGAGGCACGAGGTTAACCGCTCGTGCCGGGTATCGCGGTGAAGCCGCGAGGGTTCGACTCCCACCGGGCTCTATGATTCCAGCGTACGAAGTGGTTCAGACGAAGCGGGCAGCGAAGGCGCTCCTTGAGCGCATCTACCCGGGTGGAGCCCCGGCCGAAGAGTGGCGTCGCGTCGGACTCGACACCGAGTTCTTCGTCGAAGACGCGCCGCCGAACTCGGCGCAGGAGGGCGCTACCCAACTGGGGTACCTCCAGATTTCGAACGGCAAGGAGCGCATCGTCATCGAGGGCCCCCTCGCGTCCACAGCCCGGGGCAAGAAGCAGGACCTCATCAAGCTCTTCAAGCCGTGGCTCCGCGACTCCCGCGTCAAGAAGCGCATCTCGACCATTCGCGCCGACTTCAAGGTGCTCCGCTCCGCCTTCTACGGCGAGATGCGCGGCATGGACATGGACACCGAGGTGCTCGACTGGATGTACGACGAGAACCGGATGCGCCACGGCTTGAAGGACGCCGCGCCCGACCACGTCGGCATCCACATGAAGAGCTGGAAGAAGCTCTTCGAGTATGCCGTGACGAACAAGAACGGCTCGGTGGCGAAGAAGAAGCGCGTCGCTAACCTCAAGGAGGTCCTCTTCGGCCGCGACGTGTACGCGCAGCAGATCGCCACGTTGGAGCACCGCCGCGAGGAACTCGACGCCGAGTACACCGCGCTCAAGAAGCTGGGAAAGAAGGCCTCCCGCGACGACAAGGAGGCCGTGCGCCTCGAACTCCGGAGGGTCTCCTCCGAGCTTCATGAACTCATCCAGTCGACGCCGCCATGGACGGGCAAGGAGGGGCGCAAGCGGATGATCGCCTACGCCGCGCTCGACCCCTACGCGACCTTCGAGCTTGGCAACTTCTACCGGAAGAAGCTCAAGGAGCAGAAGCTGTGGCGGTGGTACCAACAAGTGGAGCACCCGCTCACCTTCACGCTCATCCGGATGGAGGACCGGGGCATCCGCATCGACGTCAACGCCCTCGACGACATCCGACACCTCGTGAAGGCTGAGGCGTTGCGCAACCAACACGTGGTGCGCGCGATGGTCGACAAGCCCGACCTCAACCTCGCCTCGCCGAAGCAGATGAGCCACCTCATCTTCGAGGAACTCGGTTGGCCGGTGGTCGCGGTCAACAAGCTCACCGAGGCCCAAGAGGAGGCTGGTCAGGACGAGGGCAACCCGAGCCTCTCGGTCGGCGCGCTCGATGAGTACATCAAGAAGGGCTACAAGATGGCAGCGCACCTCAAGCGCTACCGGAACAAGTCGACGTTGCACAACGTCTTCCTCGTCGGAGCCCTTGAGAAGCGTGACCCTGCGACGGACCTGATTCACACCATCTTCAAGCAGACCCGCACGAAGACCGGGCGGCTCTCGTCTGGTGACCGCCAGACGCGGAAGATGAACCTCCAGAACATCCCGAGCCGCAAGGAGAAGGACCCCTACCGTCTCCGGCGCTTCTTCCAAGCGCTAACCTACGGTGACGACCTCATCGTCGCCGACTACTCACAAATCGAACTGTACATCGTCGCGCAGATGTCCCGCGACGCGCGCATGCTCCAAGCCTTCAAGCGCGGCGAAGACCTCCACATGCTCACGGCGTCGAAGATCTTCGGCATCAAGCTGCCGAAGGACCCGTCGTCGTGGGACCCGGCGTCGCACGCGTACCAGATGTGGAAGAAGGAGTGCGATGCGTGGAAGGAAGAGTGGGCCGACGAACGAGGCAGCGCGAAGATCGTCAACTTCGGCCTCAACTACGGCATGAGCGCCTACAAGCTCGCCATCGACTTCGACATGGATGAGTCGGAGGCCGAGCTTTGGATCGAGGCCTACTTCGAGCTGTACCCGGGCGTGAAGAAGTTCATGCTCCGCACCATCGCGTTCTGCCGACGCCACGGCTACGTGCTCACCATGGGCGGCCGTCGACGCCGCATCCCCGAGATCGACTCGAACGACCGGGGCGAGCGCGGCCACGCAGAGCGCCAGTGCATGAACGCGCCGATTCAGGGCTCAGCGGCCGACATCATCAAGGTCTCGATGAACGCGTTTGAGTACGGCTTGAAGTACCGCTGTGACGAGGACCTCTGCCCGACCGTGATTAAGCAGAAGGCGCAACGCGCGAAGGACCTCGGCTACACGATGCTCCTTCAAGTGCACGACGAGCTTGTGGGGCAGGCACCGCCGCTCAAGCCGAAGGCGAGCGACGAGGTCGTCACGCTCGTCCGCGAAGTGATGGAAGGCGTCATGCCGTCGTCCTTCCCCGACTTGCGCATCAAGGCCTCGGTGGGTCGAGGTCCAAACTGGAACGAGGCGAAGCACTAACATGAATGAACCCAACCCGAAGCTCACCCTTGAGACCCTCCCGGTCGAGATAGGGAAGCGCATCTACAAACAGCGCGTACGGCGCGACGTCTCCCAGACCAAGCTCGCGGAGGAGTGCGACGTGTCGCCCTCCTTCATCAGCCAACTGGAGCGCGGCGAGAAGACGCCGTCGCTGGAGACTCTCCTCGTGTTGGGGCGGAGGCTTGACGTCCCGCTCTCCTACTTCTTCGTCAACGAGAACATCAGCGAGACGCTCTCGTTCGAGCGTCGCGTGGCCCCGGTGCTCAAGGTCATCCGGGCCCTCGCGCTCACGCCGACCCAAGTCGTGATGGCAGCGAAGACCATCTGGGCACTCTACGCCACCGAGGCCGGGTACAAGAACGGACCGCCCCTTGACTAACCTCATTCGATACTGGCACGTGCCGTGGCTCCGCCGACGAGCCATCAACGACCTCCGTGCTCAACACGTCGCCGCGTACGCGTTCAAAGACGGCGACCTCGCGGTGATGGCGTGGTGCTCCATCTGCGGCGCGTACGACCACTACGTCTTCATCGAGAAGGTCCACCGAGGAGCGGCGCGGACTTACGCGGATGTCAGACTGGTGTGCAAGAAGGGTGGACCGAGGAAGACCATGGGCACCCTCTTCCTACAAAAGGCCTTGCAACCGGTGCCGAAGGAGGTGCTAGACATGAAGGTCAAGTGGTCGCGGGCTCGTGAGTAACATCCAGTGGAAGGGACTAACCAAGTGGAATACCCGGTGAAGTTTGAAGTGCGTAACGCATTGACTGGCCAGCCGACCCCGGTGAGCCCCGATACCCATCTCGCCATCGGTCCCGACCTCACCAAGGCGATGATGCGGCAGCCCGGGCTCTTCGCCTACTATGCCGCACTCGCCGAAGAGGAGTACCGGCGCGGAAAGCGCATCAAGTTCAAGCTGCATTGCTTGAAGGAGGACCTCGACGAGAGGTTTCGAAAGGAGGCGACCAAACGCCTGACAGAACGGGAGTTGAGTAACAAGATCAACAAGCACCCGAAGATGAGAGCGCTCTACGAGAAGTACGTCGCCACGATGCGACGAGCGGGTCATCTGAAGGTTATCAAGGATGCATTCGACCAGCGGTATCACATGCTCCAGAGCATCGGAGCGAACCGGAGGAAGGAGCAGGACGTCGACCTCCGGACACTGAAGCAGGCAGTCAAACTGAAGTCACACAAGGAGCGGTAAGTCATGGCAACGAAGAGCGTGGAGAAGAAGTCGTCGTCGAAGTCGAGCCTCGACAAGGTGCGCGAGAAGATGAACGCGATGAAGAACAAGAAGGGGGGCGGCAACTACCTCTTCAACTTCCTCACCGTGGCTGCGGACACGAAGGTCGTGATTCGCGTCTTCCCGTGGAAGAAGGACCACTCCGAGTTCTACTTGGAGCGGGCTGAGTACAAGTTCGACGACAAGTCGAGCGTGGCGTTCGACGGCAAGGGCACGAACCCGATCGACGCCATCCTCGCCGAGCGCCGCAAGAAGGGCCTCGACCTCCAGAAGAAGAACAAGGACAAGGGGCAGGCGTACCTGAAGAAGGAGGTCGACCCCATCAAGCCGCGCGACCGCTACTACATGAACGCGGCGGTGCTCACGAAGGAGGGCCCGGTGCAGACGGGCAAGCACGCCGGGGAGCCGATGGAGAAGGCGGAACTCTGGGCCGTCGGCCCGCAGATCATGGAGCAGATTCTCGGGCTCATGGTCGAAGAGGACGCCGACGTGTGCGGCGACTTCCTCGACCCGAAGACTGCCTACGACTTCGTCGTGAAGCGCGTCGGCGAGAAGTTCCTCACGAAGTACACCGTGACCGCGACTCGCAAGTACGTCTCGGTCGACACCAGCGAAGTCGAGACGCACGACATCGCCGCCGTCGTCCCGCCCGCCATCTCGGGCAAGGCGCTCCTCGCGCTCTTCAACGGCGAGACCCCGGAGGCCGATGAGGCTGACGAGGACGAGGACGACGACATCGACGACTCGAAGGTGGGCTCGTCGAAGAAGAAGGCGAAGAAGGACGACGACGACGAGGAGGAGGACGAGGACGACGCCGACGACGAAGAGGTCGACGAGGACGAGGACGACTCCGACGACGAGGACTCCGACGACGAGGAAGAGGCTGACGAAGACGAGGAGGAGGACCACGACGTGGGCGAGAAGCCTTCGAAGAAGAAGGCGAAGAAGGCCGTCGACGAGGACGACGAGGAAGAGGCTGACGAAGACGACGAGTCCGACGACGACGAAGAGGCCGACGAAGACGAGGACGACGACGAGGAGGAGAGGCCCGCCAAGAAGAAGGCGAAGAAGGCCGTCGACGAGGATGAAGTCGACGACGAGGAAGAGGCTGACGAAGACGACGAGGAGGCCGACGAAGACGACGACGAGGACTCCGACGACGAGGAAGAGGCCGACGAAGACGACGAGGAGGAGAAGCCCGCCAAGAAGAAGGCGAAGGCTGCTCCGAAGAAGGGGGCGAGCCCGAAGGCGTCCCCAAAAAAGAAGAAGTGAGCGACCGCCCCGTGTGCTTCGGCTCAGTCGACGACTACAGCCCGAAGGACGCCGCGTGTCGCGCGTGCTCCTACCGCCCGGAGTGCTCCCGGGCGGTGGGGAAGGTGGGCAAGTAGGTTAGTCCACCGTATCGGACCCTCCCGGTCACCCCGGGAGGGTTTCGGGCCTCTAGGGGCCCTC